GTCGCTACTATTTCACTAGTACGATTACTAGTGCAATAGCTGCTCCGAGGAAGAAGAGCAGGAGAGCAATGACCATGTCACTGCTACTGCGCTTCACCGCGAAGCAAGCGGTCGATGTTCGCCTGAGTTGCCAGGAAGTTCTTGATGAACGCAAGGCCGTCATTCGAATCCGTGGTCGTAAGACCCGAAGACGAAGGAACGGTTACGGTCAAATTGAACGTCATGGTTTCATCAGCTCCAATGGTCGAGTTAAACTTGACGCGCTGGAACTGAAGCAGGTGACGGTCGACAGTAGTGCCAGGAGCTGCACCTTTGCCAACCTTCGTGTGCGCGATCCGCATAAGCCAGCGGTCGGACGGAGTCGAGGAAGCCTCGATACCATCAGACTGACCAGCGGAAGCGGACTTACGCCCGAAGGACTTGGCCGCAGCAGCGGCATTATTGATAACGAGAGGATCAGCGAAGGCCATAGTGTTTCCGAGTAGAACACCGTTTTCGATGTTCCTTGCGATCGATACCCAAGTAAGGGCGTAGGTGCTTATCTCCTACGCGTCCACCACTGGCGGACAATCGAAAGCAATATCGAAGCATTGTACCACTCAAGTGGTACACGGAACGGGCTTACCTGAACTTCAGGGAGCCCGGGGTGACGGATGTAGGTACGATATACGAGCGTCGAGAGATACTCGTAGGAAAGACCACCATCACGTGTCTGCTCAATCACGAAGCTGGAAACGACCTTAAATGAATGACCGGAGTCAATCAAGACCGCATCCTTTAAAGGGGAGAGGTCCGCTAACTTAAGTTGTAGTTTGGTTTTGTATGACATAAACCAATCGAACAACCAAGAAAACGGAACAGCTTCCCAAAGGATAGCTAACGGATTGTAAAGACCGCTTAAGGCGGACCATACCGTACCGAGTCCTGGTATACCCTCAAGAAGATAGGGTGGGATATCGAAGCGAACCAAACCAGTCGAATTATAATCGATTTGGTAAGTGTCGCAGCGAACCCGAATCCAGGACCCCGATTCTGCCAACGCAGATATGCCTACCTGATACTCAGGAAACCAATCAATTATGGTCTCCGGCATCACGTCTGGAGTCCAGAATGACTGAACACCATATTTGACATACGTTGGCTTCCCGTTAACTTTCTGTAACCATTTAAGACGCTTTTGGGCGTTTTCCATGGCGCAGAATATTGCCTTGAGATCTTGTAAGGTGGGTTTAATAGCGAAGTTCCAAGCTAGCCAACGGCTAGCAACTTCACTAAGACCATCCTTACGGGCTTTTTCGTATGCAGCCTTAAAGGCTTTGACAGCGGCTTGCCAAAGGCTAGTCGCCTTACGAATGAGCTTTAGATTCCCTTCCAACACCTCAATCAACTCTATGATAAAGTTGATCAGTGAGTGGGAACTATCCACAGCAGTGACGAAATGATCGCGGCTTTGCGCCGCGAGGTCGTCAATCGTGGTTAGTGGCGGGACGGGAAGAATCGAACGGACTGTATCGAGGAAGGACACTGATAACAGTGGCATCCTCAATACTACACTAGGTCCCTCATAGACGTCTTTGACGCTGTAAGAGCCCCATTGTGCCTTCTCGTGATACACTGGGTTATACCACATTTGATCCAAACCAATCACATCAACCATGTACTCATAATGAGTACCTGATTGACATGATGTATGGTCGGTTCGCCTGTTGGTAGAGGGTAAGGACTTTTCGTGGACAACAGCGAAATCGCTGTTGACCAAGTCAGTCTTAACCCT